ACCTTGCTGAAGAACTCCGGTTGATAAAGGTGAACTGATATAAGTCCAACTGCCATTGATATTGGATATTTCAACATACCCACTGACACATTCGACAAACAAAGTCAGCTTACAAAAAAGCTCATTCTCTGAAGCTGTCACTGAGATACTTAATTCTTCAAAGGCTGAACTGTATCTTGTTGAATCCGTTATGGCTATATCTGCATCATAACTATTGGCAGATAAAGGAAAGGTAATTCTTCCGCCTATCTTGTTTCCTGAAGCTGTTCGGTGACAAGCTATTCTAAGCTTGAACACATTGTGATGATTGCTTGGTCTTGGGATATACCACTCACAGACATCTGTTGGACTTGTTGCATCTACTCTAAAGACAGCAGGCCCCCAAGCTTGAGCCACTGCATCCACACAACCACCATGAGCAAAAGCATAATTTTGAAGCTCTCCAAGTTTGGAGATTTCTGTGGTCCTCAATGTCAATCCAGCTGTCACTCTACTTGGATCAACCAAAGTCGGTGGTGTTGTATATGAGTTGCTCATAGGTGTTCAATCTCCATGTTCACCGGTACTCTTCTTTTTAATCGAGTTGGATAGGCCAAATCGAAGTCGGAAGTTGTCAAGCTTCCTCTCACTCGACCAAGAGCGCCATTATCTTCTGAAGTATATAAAAGATCATAGCTTGGTTGACTCGAATTAACTTGGCTAGATGTCAAGGCTCTCCGGGAGTCCCCCCAAGATTGATAAAAGTTGATACGCTCGCCACTCCCCACCAATGGCAAGAAGTTATTTATAAAGTGTTTATAGTCGTCAACTTGATCAAGCAAAGCATCAAGATCGAATCTTAGAATGGATGTGACATAAGAGCCGATGAAGTTTGAGACATAACCGCCACCGATCTTTCTCCGGCTTTGGCTCATGTTCTCCGCTTTTAGGTGGTGATTCTGATAAGGTCTTGAGGGAAGTAATACCCCATGACTCTTGTGGGTTGATGTGATTCGGGAGTGTGTACCATCGGTGACCGGTGATTCTTCCCCTGTGAATCCTAGCAAGTTTCTGATCGTTGTGTTGCTCCATGTTATATCACCTAAGCTAGTCCTATAATGACATTGAACATAACCTTGATCGGTTAAAGTCCAAGTGATGTCAGTTGAGCTTTGAGCAGTATTATCAAGCGCTTGAAGTGAGCTTAATCCAAAGCTGTCTGAGTCGCTTTCATCATAACCGCGAATAAAGCAAGTCACATCTTGAACATCGCTTTTAATGCTTGGGATATTAAAAGTATTTGATCCGCCTGACTCATCAATGCGATAGCTGACATCATCAAGATCAATCAAGCCCCTAGCCCAATCATTGGGAGCGCTCAACACATAGTCAGAACCAACCAAGCTGGCCACAAGTGTTGAAGTGCCAAAACCAAAAGGATCATCACTTCCGGTTGATGTCACTTTGAATTGAACATCCGAAGTGATAGTCACCTTGTCGTCTTCGTTGATAGTCATCGCCCAAGATGTTCCAAAGGTGGCAAGGCTAAGTTGATAATCAGCTTTGAAGCTTGCATCAACTCCCCGACCATTCAAGAAGAAAAGCATATCCTCATAATAGCCTTGACCGCTTGCATAGTTTGGAAGGTCCACATCACTGCCACCGGAGCGAGTGAAGATAGTCTCCCCACTTTGGCCGGTCATATCAATGGAAGTTAAAAGCCCAAAGTTTGGCGCTGGATTATTTAATGGCATTACATGGCCCCCCTTCTTGGCGCTCCACGTCTTCGAGTATTCTGAAGGTTAGTGATTCGATCCGCAAGAGCTTGTTCAGCTGCTCTTTGAGTATCATAGATGACAGCGCCACCAAAGTTGATGTTAAACACCATGCTTGATGTTTCCGCTTGCTCTCGCTGTGGTGTGGTCGCTGTCTGTGGTGTGCCTGTTGGAGAAGTTGCACCGGCTGAAGCTGTGGCCATTGAACCACCGCCACCACCGCCCATTGCTTTACCTGCTATACCAGCCGAAGCTGCTGCACCTGCGAATAAACCAGCCGCAACAAAGTGATTTGAAGCTGTTGCAGGATTGAGAATTAAAGCTGCTGTTCCTTTTGCTGTCTCCATTAGACTTTGAACCGCTGCTTGTTGACCAAGTGAGATCAATATATTTCCAACGGATTCTTTGAAGTTCTCACCAAATAAAAGTGAAGCATAAGCAGCTTCTACAAGACCAGCGCCATATTGACTAGCGAACTCTCCCACTTTTTCAATTTGAGCATTGATTGATTGATTAACTATTTTTTGACGCTCTATTGTTTGTCTACGTTGAAGCTCTGTAATCTCTTCTTGAGTATGCTTATTAAGCTCAATCTCTCTTTTATATTTTAAATCAAGTAAAGCAATCTCTCGTTGTGTTTGGTCTTTAATCTGTTGAGCATTAAACTCTTCAGTATCAAACATGAAAGCTTTCATTTGCTCTTGTCTGATTCTTAAACTTTCTTGCTCGGCTTTTTGCCTTGCTTCTAATTCAGACTTTTCTTTTTTGCGCCTATCAAGTTCAAGCTGAGTGATTGCATTATTGTATCTTAATTGAGCAATAATCTTTTTTCTATCATTATCTCCAGCTAGCTTTAGTTCTTGCTCATATTGAAGTTTTAAGATTGTTTCTTTTTCAACACCAACGATTTGAAGACGAGCAATTTCAAGATTTCTAATTTGAGCTTGTTCAGCTTCGGCTTGTCTCTCTTCTGCTAATCGTTTAGCTCTATAAGCTGCCGCCATTGCTCTTCGTTTTGCTTGTTCTTGTTGCGCTTTAACTTGAGCATCTTTTTGAATCTGAGCAAGTTCAAGCATCAAGCGCTCTTCTTCGGACTTGATAGCTTTTGCTCTGATTTCTTGGCTAAGTGTTTCCTGTGCTCTTATCTCTCTGATTCTGCGATTAGATTGAATAACTGCAATGTTTGTCAGATTTTGTTCTGTTTTCTCTCTGAGCTTTAATTGTTCAAGCGCTGCATCTTCGAGAAGTTTAGCTTCAGCATTAAGTTGCTCACCTCTCAGCTTTGGAGATCGTTTTAAAAGTCTCTCTTTTTCAGCTTCAAACTTAGCAAAGTTGTTTGCACCTTTTTGACCAAGTTCGATTGCTTCTTGTTCTTTACGCTTTAGCTTCTCACTTAAATACAATCTAGTCTGTTCTTTTTTCTCAATCTCAGCTTGTGCCTGAGCTAAAGATAAAGCAGCTTGTTCAATCATTCTTGAAGATGCTATTGAACCTTTTTGACTAGTTAGTAATTCTTTATTTATTTTCAATCGTTCTTTAGCTTGTTTAATCTCTATATCAAGTCTAAAGATTCGCTTATCTATAGCAGCATTCCGTTCTCTTATTTCTTGAGCTGATTCAATATCAAGTTTCGCTTGCATACTTAAGTTTTGCAATCGTTCAACTTCAGCTTTATTAAGCTTGACTTGATAGGTGGCCAACTCTTCAAGCGCTGAAGTTAATTCGCTAACCGAAGCAATGTAAGCATCATGACGAACATTAACTCCATTGACTTCATCTTGGTATTCTCTCCAAGCTTTAGCCACTTGAAAAACTGCAACACCAACTAAGCCAATAGGACCAAGCAAAGCGCTAAAGCTTGTTCCGGCAGTTTGAGCAGATTGACCGAGCGCAACAAGTGAACTAATAGCACCTTGAGCTGTTTGACCAACAGCACCAAGCTTTTGAGTTGCATTATCACCCATGCTAGTTATTGCACCACTAACACCGGTAAAAGTCTCACCAACACCGGTGAAAGTCTTGCCAAGATCTTTTCCGCCTTGCTCAATCTCTTGGAAGCCTTGATCAACTTGCTCAGTATTTAAAACAACATCAATCTCAATTCTTCTATTTGTTGCCATTGTGAGCTTCTTTCATCATGCGTTCTTGTGTTCTATAATGCGCTTCTTCTGTGTTTGAGTGTAGCACGTCAACGGCTTCAAGTAGAGCGCAAGTTGGATTTGGATATGTATGTGTTATCTCAGCAAGTCCGGCTCTGTGTCTATGATAAGCTTGAATAATTGAAGCAAGCTTATTTGATGAAGCGACCGGACAAGATCGAATCTTTAAATCTGAATAGTCTTCACCACAATCGGGAGCCACTCGATAACCTGGCAAGTAATACCCTTCTTCATCTGTCTGAAGCATAGGCAAGCCTTTTTTAAAAGCTCCACCACAGTTCCCACGAAGCTTCCTTAATCCTTGCTTGGCTTGGCATTGTTCACATGACCAAGCTCGCCCCTTCGAATGACTAAGCCAAACCGAAGAGGCCAGCGCTATTTTCCCTCAATGCCTAACAGGCTGATTCTTTGGATATGTGCGACAAGTTCAGAGATTGCCTTGATCCTTGCGGACTCTGGTCGAATCAGTTGGACTTTGTCAATGCTCGCTTCCTCATTGTCAATGTGAGTCAATGAAGATATGATCATTTCATTATAAACTCGGTTCAAGTAGGCTTCATAATTGGCCATTGCTTCACGTTCATCATCTGTTAGATTGTGATGCCAGACAGCCCTTGCTTTTGAATCGCTTGGCGCTTCCACCCAAAGCATCCGCCCCAACTCGCTTCGAGTGTACGCGCCTGCTCTGACTTCAGCTTCTTCACGTTCGCTTGGTGACAATGCTTTGATTGTGAATCGAGTTGCATCCTCACTCACAGACTCCAAGTCATTCAAGTCACCGCTTTGAATATACTTTGCTTTTTGTTCGTCTGTTGCCTTCACACCGGAATCACTAGTAATAACGATCTCAAGTGTTTGATCCGCGCTAGTTAAGAAGCTTAAAGCCATTTTAGTCACCAATTCCTAAACCAAGTCTAAATGGAGAGTTCCCTGCGTTTGCTTCATAAGCAGTTGTGGAGAAGTCACCAGCATATCTTGATTGAACATAATTAAGCTGTTGTCTCACAATGTCATTCCCTGAAACATCATAAACCGATGGATCACTTGTGAGCATTGCAGCAGGAAGCATGATTGCACAACCTTGACCGGTTCCTTGTGGGCCTGTACCAACTAAGACTTGGCGAACTGTTCTATTGAAGAAGTCATTTGCAATAGTTGTATTCACTGTTGACAAAGTCAGAGATAGCTCAACTTGAACATCGCTGATCTCCATGTCAGACATTGCCAAGATACTGTTGCTGTGGCCCATAGGTGTCAAAGTGTTTGTGTAGGTCAAGCTGAAGTCCTCACAATCAAGCGCTGTTCTTCCAAGCTTGTCTCCGCTTGTTGCGTTTGTGAGTGAGCTAGGAGCGCTTGAAGATACCACAACATAAGCACCTCTAAATAAAGGAGCTGCGCCTGTGTTGTAGCTTGGCTCAACAGGACCGGTGGCACTTGCATGATCATCGGTGATGTATGCTGCTTGGAAAGTGAACTCAGCCATTAAGCGACCGTTATCAAGAGTGATGTTCAAGCTCTCCATCACACAGCCATATGCGTATGATAAGAAGTTGACACCTTCGATCTTGAATGAAACAGAGCTTTCATAGTCTCCGGTATTGGTTCGGCTTGGAGTGTACCAAGTTTGAAGGCCACGAACCGAAGTGTAAGAGCTTGAAGATAAAGCAGGTGAGATTGTCACGTCACTGCTTGCATCTGCATTATCTGTAATTGCAGAGTATTCAGCACGACCATTGATTGAAGTGCTGATCAAAGTTCCAATATCAGTGATGGCTGGAGCGCTTGTTGGTGTGTATGTGTTAGCGTCAACAGCTGTCACTGTGTCGCTCTGAACACTTGGAAGCTTGGTCTTGAAACCTGCACCTAATAGATAGCCAAGATAGTTTGCTGTGTAGTCATCATCAGCACTGCCAACAGTTGTCAGATCAACTCGACAAACGATTGAGCCTGTACGTCTTCTTACTCGACTTCCACCGCTCCAAACTGTGTCCGGCTCACTCGGTACATTATAAGAACCATCACGAGCATCATTTCGCTCTGAGACAATCGCTTCACCTGCAATCACAATCGGATCACGTTCGCAAGGGATTGAGATATAAGTAAGGCCCGAAGATGTAGGAAGGCCTGTTGATGCATCAAGTGAACCAAAGCTTGATTCAACTGCAATGCTTAGACTTCTGTGTGTCACTGCCATTTTAAGACTCCAAATAGAGAAGATCAAAAGGAAGAATCAAGAGATAAGCAAAGACTTCACCCCTATCATCAAGTATAGTTTCAAGTGTAGCTTGCAAAGGAATCAAGCTTATTATGCCTGTTGTTGCTAGTTGGTATTGTGGACCTTTAAGCTTGTCGATTAAGTCAGCAACATCTTCATTGATTTGTCGAGTCAAGAAGCCTGAGTCATGAGGGATGTCATATCTCACTCGGCATTGAATCCTTGACCGCTTTCGACCACTAAGACCGGCTTGACCATCATCAATGGCAAGGCCTTCAATGGCAAGCTCAAAGTACCTTGTTGAGTTAGGCCTATCTTCTAAGCTGGCAGTAAAGCCACCACCGCGATTGATTGCAACAAAGCCATGATGAGAATCTGTTTTTGGACTGATCGCTTCAATGGAGTTTTCCAGATATTCAAGCGCTGAGAAGATGCCTTGACTCATTGTAGTTTTCTCCTTAAATCAAACTCAACAGCGCGGACAAGAATATCAACTTCTTGATCTGTTAGTCCTATAAACTCACGATCCATGTTCACACTATACCCATAATTAGCCTGTTGAGTTAAGCCCAATTTAAACCCATTGACAGTCGCTTGCTTTACAACAAAGTTGTTCATCATATTTCCAGAAAGAACCAAATCAACTTCAGCGCTTTCTCCTGGTGTTCCACGTCTTCGACTTTCATGCTTATATTGTTTATAACCATTTTGATAAAAGACGCTTCGACCGGTTCGAGATAAACGACCGCCTTTTGGCTTGAGTCTAGCACCACGCTTTAAAACATATAAAGGCCTTGTTGAATAGCCTTTAAATTGATTACCTGTTGCATCAATGCCCTTGCTTGTCCTCATCTTAATTGATGCAAGAGTATTTGAAGCAAGGACTAAACTATCTCTTTGAGTCCAAAGCGATCTTGGAAGATTTAAATCAATTCTTGCTTGCATCAGTGTTTCATCCCTCTCTTTGGAGTGAAGAAAGAATCAGCTGATGTCTTTGAGTACCAGCGCCAAGAAGCACGAAAGTCGGAAGCGCTTCCACCTTTTCTTGGTAGGACTTCCTCACCACTGTCAACAACTCCATCACCATCCAAGTCAAGCGAGATAGTTGAGAGCGCTTTATCCATGAGTTCTTCACAACGTGTTCTCATTGCTTGAGCTGCGTCAAGTTGGAGAGCTTGTTCATAAACTCTTGCGGATGCACAATAAGCATGAGCAAGCTTGAAGCTTTCAGGATTAAAGACTTCATCTTCTGTGATGTCGTCTGCTGATAAAGCGTTTCTAATGGTCAAGATAATCTCGTCTAAGCTTGCCTTGATTTGTGGCTCAAAACTTGATTGTCGTCTTGGAACCATGTCCGCAAGATTAGCGAAAGTGTTGACCAATTCATCATGATCAAGACCGGTGTCAAAAGGTCTATTAGTGACCTTGATCAAGCCCTTCTCGCTTCGAGATTGATTCTGACTTCCCATGTCCGCTGTATAGCTGACAGTATAAGGATAATAGCCAGAAGTATCTGTGACTTGTGCTGTGGTCACTGTTCCATAATACATAGCGAATTGAAGACTTGCGCTTGTGCTTAGGTCGATCTCTCTTGGCAATGGTTCAGCCAAGATCGCTGTGGTGTCTACGATTCGAGTGACTTTTACAGCAAAGTGAGAATCACCATTGGTGATGATGAAGGCTTTGACTTGATCAGCCTGTAAAGCTGTTGCGCTTGCGCTTAGTGTCAATGTTCGTCTGTCATTGGCTAGCGCTGTGATTGATAAGTCAGACCGGCTTTGAGTGAGTGTGATGCTGACTTCAGCATCAGCGCCAAAGACTTCAAGAGTGACATCACCTGTGATTGGTGTTGGTGCGTTCCATTCGAAAAGCAAATTGTCGTTTGTTGCTACCTTGATCATGATCACCTCTTTGCTTTTGCGTTTGCTTTGGATATGTCGCTGGAACTTGCTTTGGTTAAATTGGCCGCTTCAATGAAGCCTTCACTGACAGGACTCCAACTATGCCGGCAGTTATAGCCACCGCCACTGATGAGAACGGACATACCTTGACCATTATTGAGTCTGTTCATCTGTTGTTTAGATACAACAAGATTGATCAGCTGTCGACAGAAGGGCCTTGTGATTCCATCTTTTGGGCCTGTGTATAAATAATAATCAAGACCAGCTGTTTCGGCTGCCACTGCTGTGATTCCCCGACCATATTGACTAATTCTTGTCTTGACCTCTGTGAGTTGTGTTCCTTCTGACCTTTTGAGCCTTGCTTCAAGATTGCTCATCACAATGCTTGGAGGAACATCAACCAATAAATCTCTTAGAGATTCATTTATGCTTGTTTTAAATGAAGGAAGAATCACTTCATCAAATACCGCTTGCGCTGTTGCAACTTGAATACTCTCAAGCTGTGGCGCTATTGAGTCAAACCCAAAGTTGGGCTGAACTGCTTTGAGCGCTGTTTCAACAGTTTGTTTGATAGCTTCTTGCTGTTCAATGAACTCATCAACTGCAAGCCCAAGTCCACCTTGTAAGATGAAATCAAGAAGCTGTTCATCAGTAAGATTTAGGAGAGTCAATGGATTGCTCGCTGTGATAGCGCTCTCCACTGTCTCCAATAGTTGTGCTCTTGCTGTCCTAAGTGTGGAAGCAAAAGACCTCTCCGCTGAAATCTCAGCTTTGAGTTGATCGCGTCTTGCTCTTGTTAATGTGGCCAACGGACCAGATTGACTCTTGGCCTGTCTAGTCAAGTCTTCAACTGCTAACTTATCAGCATCTTCCTTCTCCGCAAGGAGGATAGGTTGACCACAAGAACAAAACATATCTTAGAGACAATCAGTGATGATACGACCAAGAGTTGAATCAACAGCGTGGAAGGTGTTGACTTCTTCACCCCAAACATAACGGCGAGTCTTGTCTAGGCTGTCATACTGACCGCTTACCATATCGTTAAATGATAGGTTAAGAGCAGCAACAGGCATACCCTTCACATTACCGCTCTTTTGAACGATAGCATCAGAACCGCGAAGAATACCCATGAACAAGCTGTCACCTGTCCAAATATAAGACTCTGAGCTAGTAGCACCAGGAACAGCAGTGTCTTGACGAGCTTGGCCAACAAAGATGTTAGGGATACCAAGAACATCACGAAGAACAGCAAGAACAGCTTCATCGTTTAAGATGCGCTCACCGCTTGCGATACCATTGGCGCTAGTTCCAACATAACCACGAACTTCAGGATTACGCGCTAACTCGCGGAATAATTGACGACCAAAGATCAAGGTGTCTGGATTGATACCATGAGCAGCTTCAAATACAGTGTCCTTCAACTCATGAAGGTAGCTAAGAGCTTCCGCGCCAACAGCGTTGAACTTACCGCCGAACTCATTGGTCGCGCTGTCGTTGTTAAAGTTAGCTGTACCGAAAAGAAGATCAGCAGCACGCTTCTCGCGAGCAAGCTTCATAACGCGAGCAACCTTCTTTGCAATGCGAGCTTCTTCACTGCCGGGATATTGGCTGTCAAAGATGTCTTCCATTGCGATTGAATCGCTTGCGCTGTAGATCTTAGCTTTGAAAGTTTGGCTTGAACGATCGAAACCACCGATTGAAGCACGACTTGAACCGGGAGCGCGCTCAAGGTCAAGGCCTGCACCTGCGCCCATGAAATTACGAGTGTTTTCAACTAATAGAGTACCTGAGCGCTCAGGGACTTTGATAGTCTCAAGAACCTTGTCAGCAATGAGTTGATTATCACTAGGAACAACTTCTTGGACAAGGCTTGTTAAGATCTGATCAACAGGATGTAGATTTGAATATGATGAAGCCATGATTTAACTCCTTAAGGAAGTAGATTGTTAGGGCCGGTGAACTTGATCAAGATCTGATCATTAGCGCTTGAAGAAGCTTGGTTCACATTTGGAAGGATTTGGCCGATTGCGTAATTTCCTGAAGTAGCGTGAGCTAAAACAGTTCCATCAGCGGCAGCCATAACAAGTGAAGCAGTGTTTGCAATTCCACCAGTTCCAGCGATCACTCGTGATTCACCTTGAACAAGAACCTCAACAACCTCACCGCTTGCGCAAGCGCGCTGTGCAATGCCGATGCAACGAGCGTCAGTTGCTGCGTCAGTGATTGCAATCTTGCCATCGGTGGTTGAAGAAACGAGTGCGAACTCAGTGATGGCTTCTGAAGCCACGAAAGTCTTAATGATGTTATTCATGATTAAGCTCCAAATACTTTGTTGTAATAGTCAGGATTTGATTTAGCGAATAGGTCAAGAGCTTCTGAATAGCTGACAGACTTTTCAGTTGCTAATTTACGGACTTCTTGATCAAGAGTAGCTTTGTTGATTTCTTGGCCACTTGCGCCATGACCAACTTCAACTAAAGGAAGAGCGCTGTTAGAAGGTCGCTCGCTGAACATGGTCCAAAACTCTGATTGGATCTCACGAAGCTCGAAAGCTTTACCAGCAACAACAGCCTCACTTGGAGTGATCTTGCCTTCATTTAAAAGAGTGTTGATTGCTTCACGTTTCTCAACCTCTTTTTTCTCTGCTTCAATAGCTTCAAGACGCTGTGAAAGTTTAGCGTTATTCTCTCGAAGCGCTTGAACCTCACTTAATAAAGTAGACTCAGCAAGTTGCTCACTCATCTTGTAAGCTTTCTTCTCTTCGTCTTCTTTCATCTTTTCAGCTTTGCCTTCTTCTTTAGACTCAGACATTTCTTCAGCTTTGTCTTCTTCCTCTTTCATAGTCTCTTCTTTTTGATCGACCATTGCAGACTCAGATTCAGCCATCATGTCCTTCATCTTTTGTTCAAGTTCTTTGACCAAAGCATCTTTTGCAACGAGCATTTGGCGCAGTTCTTCAACAGATAATGATTCAATGTTGTCCATTGAGGTTATCCTTTCGGTTAAAAGTACCCGGCCAATCTTATCGTTTGATTGAGCAGGTCTGGGAGTGAGAGTAATTGCTAATAATTGAGCGTCACCAATCTTGGATCCGCCATCACGAGAAAAGACTTCCCCGTTTAAGAACTCAGGACTTGACCAAAGAACACCGCCGGCAGACTTGACAACATCAAGACCTCGCTCGTTATATGCTGGTGTTGCATAGAGTCCATCTTCTCTAAGTTCCAATTCAACGATCATCCCAAGAGCGTTTCCACTTTCGGGAGGAGCTGGAGAGCCACCTTGAAAAGGTGAAGTAGCGTGTTGCCAATCAATGATGACAGGATCCGCAAGCTTGCGCTCATTAAAGACTCGGATCATTTCGCTTAATAATTCATGATCTATTTCTTGGCCGATATTCTCACCATTCATTCGTGATGATACTTGGCCAAGAGCTAAGGTCTTGAATGGCTTCCCAATGGTGAGCCCTTCAGGGATGTCATAACTTGGCTCACTTAGGTGAGTGAGTTGAATTGCTTCGCCATAAGCTCGAAGGCTTGTTGACTTTTCGTCTGCACGTTTCATTTGATTCACAACCTTTCTTGACCAAGCAAAGCCGGCATCACCGCCCCAACCTTGCCAAGCTTGCCAGCCTTTTCCTTGATCGTTCCACGTGGAACCTTGTTTATCCACTTCGTGTCGAGTGAAGTAGTTGAGCATACGTTTAACAGTGTCGGGAGATAGTTGCTTCCCATTGCCTAGATCTCTAGCTCTAGCAATGCCAACATCGGTCATCCCTCTTTGACTTGGTGGCTTGGTTGCTCTGACTTCAAGCGCTCGCTTTGCTGCTTCTTGCGCTCCCTTTGGTGGAGTAAAGTCAATATGATCATACTTGGCCGGAGCTAAAGTTTCAGCTTTGGCTTCCTTCTCGGTTCGCTGTGGATGACCTTTGGGAAGCAAGTCAAGATCTGTGTTGTATGCTTTCTTCCGTTCACCTGTGCCGACCAACTTAAGGAAAGTCTTAACACGAGCAAGCGCCCATTGGGTTCTTGTCATACCCGGCCTATGAGATACAGAAAAAGCACCGGCCCCACGTCTAAACACTGCCTTCAACATTCCCATGTCTACCTTTTTAGACTTGGCTTTGTATTGGTCATTGTGTTTGTCGATCATGTTTTGGAGAGCTTTGACAGCTTGGTCACTGATCTCGATTCCACCACGAGAACCGCTTGCGCTTCCTTTTGGATTCTTAGCGCTTCCGGTCACTTGATCTTTTTTAGGTGCCGGAGTTTG